GTTCATAGGCATGGATGAAGTGATAGGGCCCGGTCAGGATCCCGACATGCTTGGCGATGGCGCGCGGTGCCATCCGGAACAGGATCAGCGCGCCGGGACCGGCCTCGGACGGGGCGATTTCCGGCATCATGCTGCACGCGCCTTCGGCCAGCACTTCACGCGGTCCTGTCTCGCCCCAATCCCGGCTGTAGGGCGGGATTGGGAAAGGCTCGTCGCTCACCACATCGCGCCAGACGCCGCGCGCAAGGCCAAGGCAATCGCAACCGACGCCGCGCAGGCTGGCCTGATCGTGGTAAGGCGTGCCGAGCCACGACCGTGCGCTGGCAGTGACCAAGGCCGGGTCCACAGCCATCATAGAACGTTCCCTTCATGGCCGCCGTCCTGGCCGGCATAGCGCAGCACCGCATCTTGACCGGGGATGTTGGGAAAGCCCCGGAAACTGGCGACATTCGCGAACTTTGCCCCACAGGTGGCGATGCGCTTGTCGCAACCCGCCCGCGCGACGAAGCTGTCGCCCTCGGCGATGGCGCGCACCGGCGCTTCCAGCAGGGTCAGGGTCGCGATGGCGTCGGCCAAGCCATGGGACAGCACCTCGGTGATCCGTCCCGCATTGGCACCAGTTGTCCAAGTGATTGTGCCGGACGTGAACCAGCCCGCGTCAAACCCGGAAAGGCCCGAGGCCATGAATGCCCGGTCGCGCAGCAGGTCGGTGACGATGCCGGTGCCCTTGTAGATGGTGTTTTCCAGATCGATGCCGCAACGCGCGTCGCCCAGCGCCGCGTCACACCCCGCTTGAAACGTCCGCCCCACCGTCTGGCCCAGCACATGCGCCAGCGACCGCACCTCGGCCACGAATGCCATGCGGCCACGCCGGATCTGCCCGACCGCACCCCGGCGCAAGAGCACGCGCTGGCTGGTGTCGGCCCAGTTCACCCGCCAAAGCTCCACCGCCGCATTGTCCCAGCGCCCATCGAGGATGTCGGTCTCGGTGATCCGGTCCGAGGTCAGCACGCCGGTCGCGTCCTGCGCATCGACGGCAAGATCGGAACCTGACCGAACCTCGGACGCGGCAAACCCGCTATCCGGTTCAAACTCGGTGCCATCAAAGGCCAGCGTGCGATCATGGTCGGTAAAGCCCAGCGCCACGTCGTCGGCCCGCGAAATCCGCCAGCACCAGGACAGGGTGGTGGTGCCATCATCCAAGTGGGCCTGCAGCGCGGGGGAGAGGTTTTTCACGATTGCTTCCGTTCCACAGTTGAAATGTAAAGCGCTTGTCTTTACATTGATGGTCAAGTCATCGCAGGAGAGTGCGCAATGGTCGCCGTGACACCCAATGAGGACGCCCAGCGTCGTTCGCTGATCAACCTTCGCGTCACCCCGCGTGACCGCGATCTGATCGACCGTGCCGCAGCGGCGCTCGGCAAGAACCGCTCGGAATTCATGATGGAGGCCAGTCGGCAGGCGGCCGAGGATGCGCTGCTGGATCGCACCGCATTCCGGCTGGACGCCGAGCAATTCGGGGCCTTCATGGCGCAGCTCGACGCGCCGCCCGCGCCGAACGAGCGCCTGCGCAAGCTGCTTGCCACCCCCGCACCATGGGAGAAGTGACGCCCGAAGTGGGCCTGCTGCGCGCTCCGGAGCTCTTGGGCGACGATCATCTGACCCACGCCTTCGCGTCCGGGGCACAGACGCTGGATACATGGCTGAAGCGCAAGGCCCGCGCCAATCAGGCTTCGGGCGGATCGCGGACCTATGTCCTCTGCCGGGGCCGACGGGTGGTCGGTTACTATGCGCTGGCGGCCGGATCGGTCAGCCATGATCTGGCACCGCGCAGGCTGCGGCAGAACATGCCAGATCCGATCCCGGTCATCGTGCTAGGGCGACTGGCGATCGACGCCTCCGAGCAGGGCAACGGTCTGGGACGCGCGCTCCTGCGCGATGCGGTGCTGCGGATCTCGGCGGCAGCCCATGAGGTCGGCATCGCGGCTATTCTGGTGCATGCGCTGAACGACCGCGCCAAGGGCTTCTATCTCGAGGCGGGATTTGCGGAAACTTCCGTGGAGCCGATGACACTGTTTCTGAGGATCAAGGACGCCAAGGCGCTGCTGGGCGAGGGGTGACCTTCATCGCCGGATCTCCAGCAGCGGGATGGATGTGATCGACCCCAGCCGCTCGAGGTCGAGGGTGACGTCGAGCATGTCGGTGTCGAAGCGGACGGGGACGTCGAACTCGAAGCCCGCGGTGATCGCGACGCCCGCGCCTGGGGCGGTGGCGAAGGTGACGCTGCCGGTGGCCGTGTCGACGCTCCAGCCCGACACCTGCTCGACACCGTTCAGGGCGAGGCGGAGAGAGCCCGCGACCGGCTTGGCAATGGCGCGGGTCCAGCTTTGCGCGCCGGAGGTGTAGCGCTTCAACAGGGCGAAGGTCATGACGGCACCATTTCCGGTGCCGATGGGTTGGTCGGTCGGGGTGACGGCTTGCGACGGCAGGCAGGACTTGTAGTCGGCCCAGTCCTTGTAGCGAAAGCCGTGCAGGCGGCCGTTGCGCGCCTCGAAGAAGGCCACGACGCATGCCAGATCGTCGGCGCGGCGGATGCCATAGGCGACGTCATAGCGGCGGCGGGAGTTGGCCCAGCTGGCGTTGCGCTCTTCGTCGCCGCTTGCCAGTTCGACCACTTGCGTGCGCCGTTCCGGCCCGCCGCGCGCCCCGCGGCTGATGTTGTCGGGGAAGCTGACCTCATGAAACGCCATCACATGCTCCTCCGGCCGAGGGATACTGCCCGGGCAATATCGGCCGCGACCTGCGTGCGGGATTGCCGGAAGCTTTCGGCGTCGCGGGACATGATGGTGACATTGACGATGGGCGCGCTGGTCTGGCCGTACGCCGTCGAGGCAATGCCTCGACCCTCGCGGCGCGAGAGTACGCGCTCGCCCTTTTGCAGGATCGCCGGAACCTCGTCGGGCTTGATCCCGGCCCAGCCGCCGGAATGCATGCGCGGGGCATTGGCGAAGGCCAGCGCCGGGACCATGCGGCCCGGGCCCGGCGATCCGACCAGACCGCCTGCATGCAGGATGTTGGCGAACAACCCACCCGCGCCGCCAAGTGCGCTGGTGAGGGCGTTGGCGATCGGCCCGAGGATGAAGCGCCGGGCCGCCAGCTTGGCCAGATCGGCGATCATCGAGGTGACCAGATCGCGGAAATCGAGCTTGCCGGTCTTGACGAAGTCGCCGACGGCATTCTCGGCCGAGGTGAAGGCCCCGACCAGCGCTTGGCCGATATCGCCCCCGATGTCGCGCGCCTTGGCGGCATTGTCGGCAAGAGCGGCGGTCACCGCACCCCAGCCGTTCGCGGCCTGGTCTGCGCCTGCAGCAGCTTCAGCTCCGGCATCCCGAGCGGCGGCCCCGGCTCCAGCGGCGGCCGCAACGGTGTCGTCCAGTTCGGTGTTCAGGGCATCCGCCGAACTGGCCGCGTCTGCCAGCGCGGCTTCTGCCTCCGCCCCGGTGCCGGTGACCGCGTCGCGCAGCGCCTGCCAACTGGCCAGCGGTCGACCGGCAGCATCGGCGAGCATCCCTGCCGCCTCGCGATAGCCCTCGGCGCGGGCGCGGGCATCGTCAGCCATCGCGCCAAGGCCAAGGTCTGGCGACTCTAGGTAGGTCCGGGACAGCGCAGCTGAGAAGGCATCGGCTGCAGCCGCTCCGGCCGCTGTCGCCGCACCCTCGAACGGGTTGCCGATCCGCGCCAGTTCCACCGGGTCGAGCGTGCCGATCCGCACGCCACCTTCGCCCGTTGCCCATTCCGGCAGCAGGTCCAGCGCGGCATTCAACCCGCTGATGAAATTGTTGATCCGGGTGACGACGCCGTTCAGCATCGCCTCGACGCCGGAGATCAGGCCGTTTGCGGCCTGGAAGGCGAAGTCGCCGATGGCACCGGGCAGACTGCCCCAGATCGCTACGGCTGCATCATAGGCCCCCTGGAAGATGGCCGCCGTCCGGTCACCGAAACTGACCACGCCCGCGATGGTACCCTCCAGCGCAGAAAGCCCGGCCGCTTTGAGACCCTCCCAACCCGCCGCCATGCGCGCCAGCGCGCCATCCAGCGCCAGCCCCATGCGCGACCAGACCTCCTTGGCGAGATCGGCCAGCAGGCGAAACGCCTCGCCCACGCCGCCGACCCGAGTGACAAGTTGCGAGAACTGATAGACCAGTTCGCCTGCGCCCACGATCAAGGCCCCGATCCCGGTTCGGATCAGCGCCCCGCGCAGGAAGACCAGTGCCGTGGCCAGCCCGCGCACGGACAGGGCAGCGACCGCCATGCCCGCCACCCAGCGCCCGGCCATGATGCCTGCGAAGGTGGCGGCATAGGTGGCCAGACGTCCGAGGTTGTCGAACAGCGCCGTGATCGCCTGCCCGATGGGCCCTGTTGCGCGCGCCATGTCCGCAAGCTTTGTGGCGATCATCTCAAGCGCCGGGGCGACGGCGACAGTCAGGCGGTTGACGAGGCCGGTCCAGATCAGGCTGAGGCGGGCAATTGCATCGCCCGTCCGTTCGACCTGCGCCGCATCCGCTGCGCTGACCGCCACCCCAAAATCCTGCACATCCTGCGCCGCCTCGCGCAGCGTGGCGGAATCGATGCGCAGGAACGCCAGCGCGGCCCGGTCGCCGAAGAGGTCAGAGGCCACGGCGGCGCGTTCGGCTTCCGGCACAAACCGGTTCAGGGCTTCCTGAATGGCCACGATGCGCTGGTCCAGCGGCATGGCCTGCAGGTCGGCAGCCGTCAGGTTCAGTCGTTGCAGGGCAGCGACGGCCGATCCCGACCCGGTCGCGGCCTCCGACAACCTCGTGGTCAACTTCTTGGTCGCCTGTTCGATCTCGCCCATCGACACGCCCGCCAGTTCCCCGGCCCAAGTCAGGGTCTGGACGCTCTCGACCGTGGTCTGCATCGATTGCGCGAGCTTCGCCTGCGCATCGACATTGGCGAGACCCGACCGGACCATCGCCACGCCTGCGGCAGCAGCGGCGGCGGCCACTGCGGCAAGCGCGATCCCGGCCTTGCGGGCAAAGCTGCCGAGGCGGGCATTGGCCAGTTCCATCTCGGTCGACAGACGGCCGAACCCCCGCGCGCCGGCCTCGCCCACA